GGTATTTGGGTTGAGATGCGGTTCGCCATGATTGAGGCGAGAATCCGCGCGAGAGGTTGGGAATTCGACATGGAGGCCGCTGTAAAGCTCAGAGACCACCTGAAAAAGAGGCTCGACGCAATCATCAAGGAGCTAGAGCCCAAGATCGGGCTGGTCTGCGTCGCTGAAGGCCCCAAGAAGAAGCACAGCACCGTAAAGATTTTGAAGAACGGCTGCTACGATAAGCATACTGCAAAGTGGTTTGGCATTGAGCAGGAGGAAGCCCTTGATGAGGAAAACCAAGTCTATGGCGGAACCTACTGCAAGATCTCATACCAGCAAGGTAAGCTTTCATCCGACAAGGTTCTCAAGGCGTGGCTGTTCCGCCTTGGATGGGTACCTGACGAGTACAACTTCGACTACATCAATGGTAGGCGAGTTGACAAAGGCCCTAAGCTAACCGACTCCTCTCTAGAACCTCTCGGTGACATTGGAAAGCAGGTCATCGAGTTCAACACGGTGAAGAACCGACATGGGATCCTAAATGGATGGATTGCTGAAGTTGAAAAACGTGGTAGGTTGCATGGTCGTATGTGGTGCATTGGCACTCCTACCATGCGCTGTCGTCACGAAGTCGTTGCCAACATGCCTGCACTCAAATCCGACTACGGGCCTGAGATGCGTGGGCTTCTCACGACGTCGTTCGATGATACTGTCCTCATCGGGGCTGACTCTGCGGGTAACCAAATGCGAGGTCTATGCCACTACATTGGCAACGACGAGTTCACCAATGAAGTAGTAAACGGTGACGTACACTCAAAGAACCTCGAAGCCCTGCTAGAGTTCATTGACAAAAAGTCGGCAGACACTCACGCAAAGCAGCGGGACCGAGCAAAGCGATTCCTCTACGCGCTACTGTTCGGCAGTACAGCAGGCAAGTCAGCAGAGATCCTGATGGGCTCTCGAAACAACAAGATTGGTGCGGCCGCACAGGCTAAATTCCAAGACTCAGTACCCGGCCTGAAAGAGTTTCTAGGCAAGAAGGTGAAATTTCTTGAGGGCACTCAGGCGCAGTTCGGGAGGGAAAATGGCTTTGTACGTGGCATTGATGGTCGTATTCTTTTCTGTGATCAGCCGCGTAAGGTACTGATGACGCTGCTGCAAGCCCTTGAAGGTCTTACCTGCAAGGCGGCTGCTGTCTACCTAGAGGACCGACTCGAAGAGGAAGGCATCAAGCACGAGTTCTTGCTGCATTACCACGATGAGCTAGCCTTCGAGGTGCATAAGCGTAACGAGGAGGTTTGCAAAGCCCTTGCGGAAGAAGCCTTCCGAGAAGCACCCAAATGGTTCGGAGTCAACTGTATGGGAGGAACCGCGCAAGCGGGCCTTCGCTACTCTGACATTCACTAGTAGGACTATGACCACAAAGCAGACACGACGATCAGTGCTAAACAGCATTGTTCCGGCAGAGAAAAAGGTACCCATGCCTAAGGTAGATCATGTTGTCATCGATGGTGACTCCGCAGTCTACGGCGCCGCGTGGGGTCCAAAGAGCCAGAAAGAGATGGAGCGGCAGTACGACAGGGCAATGACAGAGATCATGGAAGATCTTGACACGCCCTCTGCTACTGTGTACATCAAGGGTAAGGACAACTTCCGATACCGAGTGACGCCAAACTACAAGGTAGGACGCGCCACCCGAAAGATGGACCCGGATTACCAGCGCCGAATCGACAACCTGTACGCGTACGTGCAAGAGCAGTATGCATGTTCGGACGGAGCAGAGGCAGACGACTACTGCGCTGTGCATCTCGGTGAGCTTCAGGCAGAAGGAAAGGTAGCAATCCTGTCGCACATTGACAAGGATTTGAACATGATCCCTGGCTACCACTGGAATCCTACCCAGAAAAAGCTACGGCTGTACCGGCCTGACATGAGCTACAACTTCCTGATGCGGCAGCTGCTGATGGGAGACGGCGGAGACTCCATTCAGGGTATCCCCGGCATTGGCCCAAAGAAGGCTTGTGGGTTCCTGCATCACCAGCAACCGCAGGAATTCTGGGACACAGTAGTTGGTACCTATAAGAAAGAGCTTGGCTCGGATTGGAAGAAGGTGCTAGTGGAAACCGCTAACCTGATCTACATCCGCCAATCTTACGACGACTTCCGACCCCTTGATTGGGATGAACTGGAGGCAAGACTGAAGTGGAGCGGTCCCCTCGACTGCCCCCACTTCCTAGCGCAAATGGACTTTGAAGCGATGAGCATGGACCTTGATCATGGTCTCGCGCGCACGTATGGGGAGAAGAAGCTATGGGGAAATCCGTCGATATCGGACATTGGGAGTGGGACGAAAGTTTCTCGAGCAAAGAAACAGCTTCGTTCGACCCTGAACGCTTTAGGGGCTTCATCTACCAAGTAACATTCCTGCTTACCGGCGAGAAGTACATCGGTAAGAAGGGATTTCATCGCTACAAAAAGACGCGTAGGATTGGCCCATCTGACTGGAAGCGCTACACCACATCATCCGAGTGGGTGAATGGCTTGATCGAAGAGTATGGGATGGACTGCTTTGAGTTCAAGATCCTACTGCTCTGCAAAACGCTGTCATGCCTCTCCTATAGTGAGCAAAACCTAATGCACAAGTGGAACGTGCTCACTGCGAAAGATCCTGTTTGGGGTCTACCTGTCTACCTGAACAAACACATTGATGCAATCCGTTGGATACCGAAGGACTGTGAAAACCTGCGGAAGATCAACAAGATGCATCGTTTCAATGCCGCCCTAGAGGAATCGCAAATGGAGGGGACTGAGCGGCCAGTCTACTCCGTAGTAACCACATCACTTCAGTGCCACTGCGCCTGAACCACCCTGAAAGGACTGAATCATGACCACCGCCAAGACCACGAAGACCTCGAAGAAGATCGCCAAGAAGGCCCCTGTCGTTGCTGCTAAGCGCGGCTGCGGCTCCCGCCCTGGTGAACCCCGCCGCAAGGTGACCGCCGCGATCGCCAAGAAGATCGTTGCCGCCGCTTCGAAGCAAGAAGCCAAGGAAGGCCGCAAGAACATCGCGCAGCTGGGCCGTCAATTCGAGCTCTCGACCGTCACCATCGTCAATGTGCTGGGCAACCGCTACAGCTACGTCTAAGACGACCAATCGCCTACCTCTCACGGGGTAGGCTCAACTTTTCTGCAGTCACATGCGCAACAAGACTAAGCCCCATCCGTTTGAAGATCCCTTCCAGCTGGAAATCCCGGAGAGCAATCATGCTCGTTTGAATCGTGAGGCAAAGAACGAGCGAGACAGCAAGCGGCGTGCTCGCCAGGAAAGTAGGCTTGAGAACGACTACTGGAACTGAAATCAATGGCCCAATGGAACCATGCTAACTGCCCTCAATGCGATAGCAGCGATGCCTTTTCCTTCAAGGAAGGCGACTCATTTGGGTACTGCTTCAGCTGCGGTAAGTCATCTCGAATTGACACCGGCACCCTGGTGTCCGCAAAGAAAACACAAAAGCGAGTCACATCAATGACCCTGGACGATATTCAAGAGCTTGAGATTCGCGGCTTTGAAGAGCGGAAGATCAAGAAGAACATCGCAGCCTACTACGATGTCCGTGTTAGCTATGACGAAGCTGGCAACATCAAGGCACACTACTACCCGTACACCCGTGACGGGAAGCTAGTGGCGTACAAGCGACGGACACTGCCTAAGAAGTTCCAGACTATCGGGGACTTCGAGGACGTTGAACTGTTCAACCAGTCTCGCGCTCGCGGTTCAGATCGGCTTGTGATCACCGAGGGCGAGATTGACGCAATGTCTGTCTCCGCAGCACAGTACGAGAAGTACGGCAAGTTCTTCCCTGTTGTGTCGCTAACCAGCGCAGCCGTGCTGAAGCCGCTGATTGAGCACCGGAAGTGGGTTCGATCCTTTAAGGAAGTTGTCCTCTGCTTCGATCAGGATGACGCAGGTCGAAAAGCCACCGAGGAAGCTGCCAAGATCATTGGCTACGACAAGGTGAAGATCTGCTCCCTGCCTGAGAAGGACGCAAACGAGGTCTGGATCAAGCACGGTGGTCAAGAGCTTCTGAACTGCCTGTTCACGGCGCAAGCCTACAGCCCTGCTGGCATTGTGCGGGGTGAGAACATCTGGAAGCAGTTCACTGAGATTCAGGACGCAATCATTGTTGCGTACCCGCCTGCCCTAAGCGGACTGCAAGAACTCCTGCGCGGTATCCGGCAAGGTGACCTTGACCTGTTCACCTCTGGTACGGGTGCTGGTAAGAGCACGGTCATCAAAGAAATCCTGCTTCACCTTCATGAGAAGACGGAGGACATGATTGGTCTTGTCTCTCTGGAGGAATCGATCGGGGACACTGCCGAGAAGTTCATCGGCATGAAGCTGCGGAAGAACCTAGCTCGCCTTGATAAGAAGCTTGGCGAGAACGAGCTACGCAAGGGCTACGAAGAAGTCTTTGGTGATGAGCGAATCATGCTGCTAGATCACCAAGGGGCAGTCAGTGATGACAGCCTGCTGGATAAGATCGAGTACATGGCTCTAATGGGTTGCAAGTACATCGTGCTTGACCACATTACCATTGCCGTCTCCGAGGGCTCTGAAGGCCGTACTGGAAACGAGGCATTCGACTTTGTGATGAACGGTCTGCTGAAGATCGTGAAGAAGCACAACATCTGGCTCGGTGTGATCAGCCACCTGCGAAAGACCGACAACAAGGCAAAGCCTTTCGAGGAAGGTTACATGCCCTCTCTGGACGACATCAAGGGCTCTGGCTCCATCAAGCAGATCAGCTTCAACGTGGTCGCCTTCTGCCGTAACATGGTGCACAAGGACCATGCTGTGCGGAACACCATCCGCTTTCGCGTGCTAAAGGCCCGACGCTCTGGAGATACCGGAGACGCTGGAGCCGCTTCCTACGATCCTAAGACGGGTCGTCTATCTAAGAGCGATCTCAACAACTTCGACGAGGACGAATAAGAATGGATCCTGTTGAATACCTCAAGCAACGAGTTAGCAAGGTAGTGCTGAACTCGAACAAGGTCTTCAATGAGGGCGCACGCATCCTGGCCCATCACAAGGATTGGGAGGCAGTGCTTCCCGACCTTGTGGACCTATCATGGGACACGCTTGTCAAGTTTGCCGTACGTTCCAAGATGAGCATTGCGGGCAACACCGTAAAGCTGACATTCATCTCGGACGCCATTGGCAAGATGATTTGTCGTAGGCTTTCCCTGGATGAGAGCGACTACAAGAGCACCCTTGCCCTTGGAGACTTGCTGCTGGAATCCTTCCTGCAAGACGAAGCAGTTGACATCTACCGTGAGTACGAAGGTAGGCAAGCACCCTACGTGGTGACCATCCTGAACATGCCGGTAGAGGTAGGAACCATGTTGCGAGGGACTACCTTTGAGGCGCCTGAACCCATCCGAGGACTCTGGTCTCCCATCACTGGAGAGCCATTCATCAAAGGCTGGACGGACAACGCGAAGTTCAAGACTTTCTTGGACAAGCCCTTCATTCGGACGCTGAACAAGCTGCGCTCAAGGGCCTTCGAGGTGAACACGCCAGTCTACGAAGTACTCAAAGAGAACCCGCCGCCAGACTTCCTGTGGCTGTGTGACAATGATGGAGTCCTCTTTAAGCAGAGCATCCTAGGCCCGTTGCCGCCTCTGAAACGCGTCTATCACAAGGACGGCACAAAGTTTCTAGGGAAGAAGGATGCACGACTGCAGAAGGCAAGGTCCAAGTGGTTTGAGTATCACCAAGTCGTAAAGAAGGCAGAGCTTGTCATCTCTGAGGGCAAACCGTTCTACCAAGAAGTCTCCTGTGACTATCGGGGACGGTTCTACTATTCCGAAACGCTGTTCGGCTATCAAGGCTCAGACATTGCTCGCGCCCTGTTTCTGTTTGCCGATGGTGTTCAGGTAACTGAGAAAGGCCTGAATGCCCTGAAGCAGCACGCTGCGGCCTGCTACAACAGATCCTACACCCTGCGAGAGTTGAAGAAGCTCCCGTGGGTGAGCACCGACTATGTGTCCCATCTTGAGAGCGAGGGCTTGGACTCTATCAGCCTTGACAAGATGACGATTCAAGACCGGATTGCATGGGCAACTGCGCACATGGAGCAGATCACTACTGAGTGGGCCTTCAAGCTGCAGGACAACGCGGAGAAGCCCTACCTGTTCCTGGCGGTCTGCAAGGAGCTTAGGCAGTGGAAGCTAGACCCGGATTCGTTCAGGTCGAAGTTGCCAACGCCGCGTGATGCCTCAAACAATGGCTGGCAGCACCTTGCGGCCATGTCTAAGGACCGTGACGCGGGCATGCTAGTATCGCTGGTTCCCACGAAGATCCAGAAGGACTTCTACGTGGCAGTGGCTAAGGAGATGATTCACAAGCGGCCGAAGTGGTACGCTGACAGAAACATCCCAATGAAGCACATTCGAAAGGGCATCGCAAAGCGAGGCTCCATGACTCGGGCATACTCCGCAGGCCGAAACCGGATTGCGAGGAACATGCACGACGATTGCCATGTAGAGGGATTCACCACAAAGTACTCCATCGGGGAGGACGACTGCTACGAGCTTTCGGGTGACCTTGTGGACGCGGTAAACCATGTCTGCGCGGGTCCGCTAAAGACCACCAAGTATCTGCAGAAGATTGCAGCGCACGAGCTTGACTTGGGAGCAATCCATCTTGAGTGGTCAACTCCATCTGGCTTTCCAGTAGTGTACAAGGCGGCGCTTCAGCACGAGCACCGTCAGCGTGGCACCATCAAGGGGATTCGCGACAACAAGGACGGACGCATCATGCACGTCATCCGCGTCGATGTGATCAACAAAGAGAAGGGGACGCGGGTACCTTGCCGTCGTAGCTTTGCTAGCGGCATCAGCCCTAACTTCGTACACTCGATGGACGCAGCGCACCTTGCCAACACTGCTAACGCATTTGACGGTGCCTTCTGCGCTGTGCACGACTCGTTCGCAACCCACTGCGAGGATGTCGAGTTCCTAACCGACGTCGCCAAGATGACCTTCATCGCGCAGTACGACGTTGACAACTTCTTTGATACCATTGACTACCTGCTCGTGACCAATCGGGAGGCTTTCGAAGTGAAGCAACCACCGCTGGGCACCCTCGATGTCAATGAGGTCGTGGACTCAGAGTATTTCCTGTCATGAAGCACTTCAAGACAGACTTCTTTGAGCCCGGTTCTAAGCGCATCTTCGTGTTTGGCTCTAACCAGCTAGGCTATCATGGCGCAGGAGCCGCAAAGTGGGCTGTCGATCATGCCGGCGCCAAGATGGGGCAGCCTGGAGGCGGTCAGGGGCAATCGTACGCGATACCCACAAAGGACTTCAACATGGAGCCGCTCAGCCTGCAGCATGTAAGATGGGGCGTAGAAGGACTCATTCGGGAAGCGCGCAAGCGACCTGAGTTGACCTTCTACGTCACGCCAATTGGTTGTGGCTACGCAAGGCGATCGCCCGCTGACATAAAGCCGTTCTTCGACGGACACCCACCAAACGTAATCCTTCCACCGGAGTTCAAGTGAACATCGAACTGATTCAAATGCAGCAGACGCCGAATCAAGACGGCACGCACCTCAATATCGATCTGCTGTTCCAAATGGAGAGCAGGTGCTATTGGCGACACATCGAAATGGATGGGTCACCTACTTTCCTCGAAGGGGGCCAAGAAGTTGCGCTCTGGAAGGAGCTCCTATTCGTCCTGCACAAGCAACTCTGCGATGTTGAGGAAGAGCACACTGGCTCTAAGGCTACCTACACAGTACACCCCGACTTGATTTCCGTGGTGAACACCCTAGAGAAGATGGTGAGCGCATGAAGCTAATCGTTGCTGGCTCTCGCACTTGGACAGACCAGGAGCGAGTATACGATGAGCTTGACCGACTCCACAAGACCTTGCCCATCACTGAGATTGTCTCCGGGGCGGCGCCACGAGGGGCAGACCGTATGGGCGAGACCTGGGCGAAGTCAAGAAAGGTAAAGCTGAAGCTGTTCCCCGCAAACTGGCACCCATACAACAATCTTGTGGTGGACAGGTCAGCAGGCATGAAGAGGAACGTGGAGATGGCAAAGTATGGAGATGCTTTGCTAGCTTTCATGCAGGGCAATACGCCGGGAACGCGGCACATGATCTCTGAGGCTGCCCTCCGTGGCTTGCCCACCTTCGTGCACGCAGCCGGCCCCTAAAGACAATCACCCCATAACCTAACAAAGAGGATCATCTCCAAATGACCCCGTATCAGCAGTTCATCGCAAAGAGCCGGTATGCACGTTATCTCCCCGAGGAAGCTCGGCGAGAAGACTGGCATGAGACCGCGCAACGATGGATCAATTTCTTCAAGCAAAAGTATCCCAATGTCAATGAGAGCATCTGGGAAGAACTCTACCTTGCCATCCTCAATCTCGATGCGCTGCCCTCCATGCGGTCTGTAATGACGGCTGGTCCTGCTCTGGAGCGCACAAACGTCTCCGCCTACAATTGCAGCTACCTGCCGGTGGATCATCCTCGCAGCTTTGACGAGGCCATGTACATCCTTCTGTGCGGCACTGGCGTTGGCTTCTCCGTGGAGAAGAAGTACGTCTCGCAGCTGCCCGCAGTCCCTCGCCTTCAGGACCAGCACAAGCAGGTCATTGTCGTGGAGGACAGCAAGGAAGGCTGGTGCTACGCCTATCAGGAGCTTCTCCGCAAGCTCTGGGAAGGGTATGCCCTGCGGTGGGACGTCTCTAAGGTGCGACCTGCGGGCGCCCCCCTGAAGACCTTCGGTGGTCGTGCCTCTGGGCCGGCCCCTCTGGCAGACCTGTTCGAGTACACCATCAAGAAGTTCCGAAAGGCGCAAGGTCGTAAGCTGACTCCGATGGAGTGCCACGACATCATGTGCAAGATCGGAGAGGTCGTCGTTGTTGGTGGTGTCCGCCGCAGCGCGATGATCAGCCTGGGAGACCTAGACGATGAGCAGCATGCGCA